CACTGGTCCGCCGAGCTCCGCGCCAAGGTCGAAGCGGCGAAGCAGACCGAACGCAATCAAGTCCTCGTCGACCTCGACGACTGAAAGGAATCATGAGCGACGCACCCAAGACCGAGACCAAGAAGCAGCCCGATCGCGGCGAGCGTATCCCTGTCAGCATTCTCCGCCTCAGCCTGTTCCCGCTCGGCATCGACATCCCAGGTATGCACGGCGTGACGGTCATCAAGACCGGCGACAAGCAGGGCAAGCAGTACCAGGTCGACCACTACCCTCGGATGCGGATGTACTGCATCACGTACCTGCCCCGTGAAGGCGACCCGCAGCCCATCTACATCCCCGAGCACTGGGCCAGCTACGAACCGTTGTGACAGATGAGCAGTGGGCGCGTGACCTAGCGTTCCGCATCCTGTCGGAGCTGCACCCGGCACAGCGTGATGCGGTCGAGGACAGGCACCGCCGCATGGACCTACTCGTCGGACGAGGCGGCGGCAAGACGACGACGCTCAAAGCCAAGTACCTCGTCGAGATGGCGAGGCTACCGAAGGCGAGCTTCCTGTACGTCGCACCAACGCGGACCATGGCGCTCGAGCTCCTGTGGGACCCGTTAAAGGACCTGTGCGAGCGCCTCGGTATCGGCGGAGACGACGCGTTCAACGAGACGCGGCTGACCTACACGATGCCGCGCACTGGCTCGAAGCTGCGTCTATGCGGCGGAGACAATCGCGCCGAGCTCGACAAGCTGCGGGGCCAGCCCTTCGACGGTGTCGGCGTCGACGAGGTCATGGCCTTCCCGGTAAAGCTCGTCGAGATTCTCGTCCAGCGCATCATCGGACCTCGACTGGGCGAGCGCGGTGGCTGGCTGCTGCTTGCCTCCACGCCTGGACATGTCCTGGAGGGACTATTCTACGACGTCACCCGCATCGGCTCTAAGCTGACCCGGCCATATCGCGAGCGAGCTGCACCGGAGTATGCCGGCTGGACGAAGTGGAGTTCGCACCGCTGGACGCTCGAGGATGGCGCCAAGTACGTGCCGGCGATGGCTAGGCTGTGGGCAGAGGCGCTGGTCGAGAAGGAGTCGAACGGCTGGTCAGACGACAACCCCATCTGGATGCGCGAGTACAAGGGGCAGTGGGCAGCTGACGACACGGAGAACATCTACAAGTACCGCGCTCACATCGACGGCAAGCCGTGGAATCAGTGGGACCCAGTTCGCACCGGGCCGATGCAGGTAGCAGTGCTACCGGAGGAGTTCACGGACTGGCACTTCGGATACGGCATGGACATGGGTATCGCAGACCCGTTCGCGCTCGAGGTGTTCGCGTTTAGCCCTTCTGACCCGCTTCGTCAGCTGTTCCATGTGTTCGAGTACGAAAAGACCGAGATGTATGCCAAGACCATTGCTCAGCTCCTGCTCGGCGAGGATGAGTCGTCGCCGCTCGGGGTGCGACCACACGAGACGCCAAGCGGCATCATCGGTGCGACTGGCTATCCAGACGGTATGGTGGCCGACCTGGGCTCGACGAGAGAGGGCGGCAATGCCCAGGTGCTCGAGTTGAAGCGAGTCTATGGTCTGAGCATCAATGCTGCCGAGAAGACTGGCAAATACGCGGCATTCGAGCTGTTCAACGGGCACCTGGTCGATGGGCGAATCAAAATCCTGAAGGGGTCGAAGCTGGAGCAGCAATTGGCGTCACTGCAGTGGTCGGTCAACGAGTTCGGTGAGATTCGAGAGCGCAAAGGGGACAGAAACGACTGCGCGGATGCAGCCCTCTACTGCATTCGCCTCATCGGACACCTATTCGAGACAGGAAACGTCGTCCAACAGGCCAAAGCACAGCAGATTCGTCGCGATGCAGCCGACCCAGAGCCGAATCCGGTGCGAGTGGATGCCGAATTCGCTGGATTGCTGTCCGAATCTGACTATTCTGACGTGGACGACTGGGGAAACGAGCTTTGAACCCTCCAACGCCCGCCGAATGGCTATCGCTCCTTGTAGAGCGAGCGCCGGCATTGCGTAAGAGTGGCGTTCGGAAGCTGACCATCGGCGAGATGCAGCTCGAGCTCGACCCGCCGGAGCCAGTCATCGAGGTTGTGCCTCCGAAGCACGAGAAACCTGACAGCATCTGGGACGAGCCAGAGCTCTACGGTCACGACGACATGAATCAGGTACCAGGCTTCACCCAACGGGGTGGAGACAGTGACCCGATGACGTGAGTGGCGGGCCGACCGAGGCGAACCAGTGGTGGAAGCTCCCCAAGGGCGAAGCGTTCGCGACGGTCATGACGTATGTGCTGGGCGTCGAGCGACGGCAGTCGAAGATTTTCGAGAAGTTCATCCGGCTCGAGTATCTGTACGACCCCGGCTCGATTCGGGCCGACGCGGTCTCCGATGGCGCGCTCCGCATGGGGCGACACACCGAGAACGTCATCGCGAGCAACGTCGACACCGTCACCGCTGCCGTTGCTGCCGTTGACGTCCGCGCTCGCTTCATGACCGACGACGCCGACTGGTCGATGCAGCGGACGGCGCGTCATCTCGAGTGGTACGCCGAGGCGCTGTCGACTCTGCTCGATGTCGACGAGAAGTGTCGCCGCGGATTCAAGCTCGGCGCACTCAAGGGCACCGGGCTGAACTACGTCGACATCGACGGCCAGGGCAACATCTTCGTCGAATCCGTCCCCGTCGACGAAATCGTGGTCGACGAAGCCGAGATGAACGGCGGAGCGCCACGGCAGATTCACCGGCGCAAGAGCGTCGACCGCGACGTCCTGAAGGCGCAGTACCCGCGCTTCGCCGAGCAAATCAACTCGGCGTCGACCGGATCGAATCGCGGTTGGCGCCTATGGAGCGGCTTCCGACCGTACGCCGACAACGAAATCGTCATCGTCTACAGCTGGCGGTTGCCGTACGGGACCAAGGGCAAGAAGGGATACATCCCGGGACGCAAGCTCATCAGCATCGAGAACTGCTCGATCGTCGACGAGGCATGGGACGAAGACTTCTTCCCGTTCTCGGTGTTCCGCTGGTCGAACAGCGTCTACGGCTGGTACGGAATCTCCGGCGCAGAGCGCATCCTCGGTCACCAGCTCGCGCTCAATCGGCGCAACTGGCAAATCGAACGGCAGCTCGACCAGGGCGCGTTCCCGACGACGTATGTCTCCATGGCCGACGCGAACCTGGCGGTGAAGACCGTCAACAAGCTCGGCACCATCGCGGTCTACAAGGGCGAGATTCCGAAGACCGTCCTCCAGCAAGCGGTCTCCGCCGAGACGTACAAGAGCCGCGACGACCTGAAGGCTGGCGCGTTCGAGGAGTTCGGTGTGTCGCGCATGGCGGCGAGCTCGGCGAAGCCTGCTGGCCTCGACTCGGGCATCGCGCTACGTGAGTACCGCGACCAGACCACGCAGCGATTCGCGCTCCAGGAGAAGGGCTTCGAGCAGTTCAAGCTCGACACTATCTGGCTCGTCCTCTGGTGCTGCAAGAAGCTCGGCAAGGATGCGCCGACGGTGATGCGTCAGACCAAATTCGGGTCCAAGCGCATCAAGTGGCAGGACGTCGACATGGGCGATGTCCGCGTTCAGATTTCGGCTGCGTCGACGATGTCTCGCACGCCGGCGGGTCGGATGCAGACCGTGCTCGAGTGGGCACAGGCGGGCGTCATCTCGCAGGACGAGGCGCGCCGTCTGATGCAGCACCCCGACCTCGAGCGGGCGATGAGCATCTACACGGCAGCGCTGGAGAACATCGAGTACGTGCTCGAGGAAATCGAGGACGGCGCGACGATGATGCCGGAGCCGTTCCAGAACCTGGAGATGCTGGTCTGGCGTGGTCAGATGGAGTACCTGAAGATTCAAATGGACGGTGCGCCAGAGGAGATTCTGGAGTCGCTCCGTCAATACATCGTTCAGGGCGCGTGGATGCTGGCGCAGAAGAATCAGCCGGCAAACGTCAATGCCGACCCGAATGCGATGGCGGCCGAAGCGCCAGATATGACAGCAGCTGGCGGACAGCCACAGATGCCGCCCGGCGGCGCCATGCCGAATCTGCCCGGCGGTCCATCTGTCAATGCACCGGCAGTGTCCGCACTGTCACCCCAGGCCATGCAGCTCATGGCCGGAACAGGATGATTGTGAATCAGACGAACGCATGCGAGAGTGTCCGCAATGGCTGAGGTGACCACCACCGAGACGGCACCCGTCAACGGCAAACCAGCCGTGCCGTCGAACGCAGACCTCATTGCCGAGCTCGAGGCGCTGGAGTCCAAGCCGAAGACCGAGGCAAAGACCGAAGAGAAGAAGCCAGAGCCGAAGGCCGAGACCAAGGCGAAGCCTGACGTCGACGATGACGACGAGGACCTCGCCGACCTGGACGATGACGACGACGCGGATGTCGACCTCGATGATGATGAGGACGACGACAAGCCTGCAAAGTCGACCGATCCGGACACCAACAAGCGCCTGGAGATGGTCAAGCGGGCCGAACGCAAGAGCCGCGAGGCGATTGCCCGTGACCGTGCGCAGCTGCAGCAGGAGATTGCCAAGGCGAAGGCCGACCTCAAGGCAGAACTCGAAGCCGAGAAGGCCAAACTCGCCGAGCGTGCACGCCGCGACATCGCAGGCCATCTTCGCGACCTGGGCATTTCCGACGACGACTTCGAGTTCAACGCGAAGCAGCTCTATCGCTACTCCAAGGAAGCCGCTGCCGACCCGAAGAACAAGGAAGCTGCGGCCATGGCGATGCGCGAGCGCGAGTTCGGCTCGAAGCTCGACCGCGCACTGAAGGAAATCGAGGAACTCAAGACCGGCCTGAAGTCGAAGGACGAGCAGGTAGCCGTCCAGAAGAACGTCGACACGTACATCGACAAGGTCGTGAAGGTGGTCGGCGACAAGACGCCGCTCGCCCAGGCCAAGCTCGAGAAGAACGCAACAAAGGCGCGCGCTGCCATGTACGACATCGCTGACCGCCTCTACAAAGAGGATGGCGGCGTCACTCCAAAGCCGGGTCGCGTGCTCAAGGAATACGAGCTCCAGCTCCGTCGCGAGGCGCGCGAGATGGGCTTTGACCCGAAGGCGCGCGCGAAGGCTAAAGCGGAGACCGCCGCCGCGACCACGACCGAGAAGAAGCCGGACCTGAAGGCGACGGCAAGGCCACTCTCCAATGCGGAGCTGGCAGACGAGCTGTCTCGTCTATCATAGTTTCTAGCGCAGCAATGCGCATCGTCTGAAGGCACCGCCGAAGTCCAAACCCAATCTGCCGACGAGAACGAACGGCGAACAACCGAACGTTTGACGCGTCGCCCTGAGAGCAGGGCGAGAAAGATTGGCAGTTATGGCACCGGCGAGTGATCTCACTACCGTTGCGTACATCTTCATGAAGAGGTACGCGACGAATCTGGGTGATGCCGCAATGCGCGAGCATCCCCTCTGGAACAACATCACCAAGAAGGGTGGCTTCAACGGCGAGTCCCTTCGCTACTCGGTTCGCTACGGAAACGCGCAGGGCGTCTCGGGCCTCTTCGTCAACTCGCAGAACAACGCTGCGAGCT